TATGACCTGCCGTTCGCGCTTCCGAGCGGCGGGTTCACGGTAAGCACGAAATGGAATGGCTGGTTTCAGCCGTCCGTTCCGGAGCAAGACAATCAGAGCAGCTTCGAGATCTCGTGGCACGGTCAAGACGCAGCTGGAACCTCGACCGCAGCCCAGATGGGTGTCTCAGGCAGCACGACGCTCCAGTGGTTTACCTTTGCCATCAAGCCCGCGACGACGAAGGCCAACGTCCCGCTTTTTGTCGTTCCTAATTGCAATGCCGGCAGCATAGGCGGTTCATGTCAGACGGGAAACGCGCAGCCGTACACGCCGACTTCGCCCGACGTCATTACTTGGCCATCTACGCTGCCTGCGGCCGGTGATACTTGCGCTGCGCTTGTCACTACTCAGTATGGTGATTTCGACTCGCTGAGCAATACCGGAGCGAACTGGGGCTCTCCGGTAATCAACATCTCCGGCCTTCGGATGTATTGCCACAACGTGACGGGTGCCGAGACATCGGACTCGTGGACGTGGCACGTCACCGGAGGAAGCCAGCAGGCTTATATCCAGTATGTGTGCGGCAACTATGCTGCGACCTGCTCCGGCACGCACAATACTGGCGGGAACACACCCCCGATGACAAATACGACGCCGAGCGCCACGGCTGCTGGTTCGCTCGTCGTCGACGCCGAGTCCATGAACAACCAGGGCCAGTTGACCTATCCGTATGTGAACGGCGCCGGCGTGTTGCAGGTGCCTGGGCCGACTACTCCGGATACGTCAGCGATCACAGCGAACAATGCATCGTGCGGCGGTTCAAGCTGCACGACGTTGCCGTTCCTTTCCTACATCAGCACGGCGAACACGGTTTCGACGACCGTGCTGACCAATAACTTTTCGATTCTTCAGGGCTTCCGAGTTGCGAACGGCTACGCCAGCGGCGGCATCCTTAATGGCCTATACAACACCAACTCCTCGTCTCCGAACGGCGCGAGCGGATGGGTTCCGACGTTGTGGATGAGTACGGATGGTCACGTCAAGTGCGGGCGCTGGGCAGGCTCGGACGTCATTGCGATTTCGACGAGCACGTACAATGACGGCAATTATCATATCGCGATGTGTACGTGGGACCAGACGGGCGGCAATCTCAAGATTTACGTCGACAGCGGCACGGCTCAAGCAACCACATCGGGCAGTGGGTCGAGTACGCTCTCTGGTTTTTATTGGACTATCGGCGGCGGCCGCATCAGCAGCGATTGGGAGAGCCTCACGAATCTTAGCTGGTTCATTCCGAATGCGGTGATCGGGCCGTTCGCAGTTTTCAACACGACACTGACCGGCGCGCAGTTCACGACCCTGCTTAGTCACAAGAGCGACGGAACATGGGACACGCAGCTATCCGCCCTGTCGCCGACAGTTTGGCTGAAGCTGAACGACGTCAACACGACGACAGCGACCGACAGCGCCGGATCGGACACCGGTACGTATCACAACTTCCCGACGAACACCGTCTATGGGACGACTCGCTACTCGACGGCATGGGGATCGAAAACACAGACTCCGCAAGCTGCTGGAGATCATGAGAACTATCACGCTGAGATTCTCGGCTTGGATTCCGGATCACTCTCGCTGACCTACAATCCGACGAGCTTCGCCGCGACTGCACCGTCAGTGTGGGACATCGGAAGCCTATTGATGACGCCTGGGTCTGGCGGTGGCGGCGCGGGTTCGGCGTGGCTTATTCCGCGGATGGAGGATTGATATGGGCCAGTTGATCACGGGGGTGGCGTGGGGAACAGTTGGGCGGCGCCGTGAACAGCCTGTCAGGGCCCTCGCGCGCCTGCGGCTCGAGAATGAGAAACTTCGCAAGTTCGTGGACATGGTTTGCCTGCGGTTTACTGAGAATCCGTACGCGACCTGCATCACGATCACGCGGTACGATTTTAACGAAGCAATTTCGATAGTCGGAAACCATATTCTTGGGGGGAACAAAGGTGAAGCTTGAGGCAGTAGTGGTTTGCGTTGACTACTCAGACTTTCTCGCGTGGAGCTTGCCCTGGAACAAGCGCCACTTTGACCACATGGTGGTTGTTACCTCGCCGCATGACCACGCCACCCAGCGACTGTGTAACTATCATCACATCAAGTGCGTGCTGACCGAGATCATGTACAAGGACGGCGCGGCTTTCCACAAGGCCGCCGCGATTAACGTCGGTCTCGAGCATCTCTCACGCAATGGCTACGTTTGCCATATCGATGCTGACATTGTACTCCCGCCTCGCGCGCGCGAGATGTTTGAGTACAAGGCGTCGATCAAAATGGACGCCATCTACACCATCGATCGCATGATGTGCCCTTCGTTCGAAGAGTGGGTGAAGTTCGTAGGCTGCCCCGAGGTCCAGCACGACGACCAGATTTTCATCAAGGCGAACGCTTTCCCGCTCGGTGTGCGCGTCGGCAACCTCGGGCCGGATGGCGAGGGCTTCACACCGATTGGGTTCTTCCAGCTCTGGCACCCCGGCTATACGGCACGCCACGACTATCCGATGGAAGGCCGCACGGTCGCCCGCTCCGACATGGTTCATTCACTGCGTTGGAATCGCAAGGATCGCGTCCTGATTCCGGAGGTCGTTGCCATCCATCTCGAGTCCGAGCCCGCAGCGATGGGTACGAACTGGTTCGGCCGCAAGACCAAGTTCTTCGGGATTCCGTCTGAGCGCGAAGAGCGGGGCAAGCCGCCGTCTCGCGCCAAGTACTGCTGAGCGGAGGGGTTATGCGGATTTTGGCGAATGGTACGCGCGTTGGTTTAGCTCGCGAGTTCGCGGGGATAAAGAATGGACACTTTCGACTGATCACTCTGACCACGCCGGAGCGCGGCGAGCGCGCCAGTAAGCCGCCCGAGCTGCGCACCGACGGTGATAAGCAGCGGCTGATGCGTGCAAACCGGAAACGCGCGCGTCGCAATAATCGGAATCTTCGGCAGTCTTTTTTCACCCGGGCCGGTCAGAACGTGCTTCATCTGACCGCTGCAGACTGGGAACGCTTGAACACTGCTTTGACCGCTGCTCTCAACGATGCAGCTTGACTTCGACATCCAGGCCGCCCGCCGCGCGCTGATTCCACGCATGCTGCCGGAATACATGCCTCACACGCCGCACCCGCCGCAGGCGGCGTTCCTGCTCTATCAGGGGCTCGAAGCGCTCTATGGCGGCGCGGCCGGCGGTGGTAAGTCCGACGCACTGCTCATGGCGGCGCTGCAGTATGCCGACAAGCCGGGCTACCGCGCGCTGCTCTTGCGCCGCACATACAAGATGCTCTCGCTGCCCGGCGCACTGATGGACCGCGCCGCCGAGTGGCTATCCGGCACGCCGGCTAAGTGGAGTGCGGACGAGAAGACCTGGAAGTTCCCGAGCGGCGCCACGTTGACGTTCGGTTTCCTCGAGACTGAAATGGACCGCCTGCGCTACCAGGGCGCCGAGCTGCAGTTCGTGGGCTTCGACGAGCTGACGCAGTTTACTGAGTCGCAGTATTCCTATCTCTTCTCGCGTTTGCGCCGGCTGAAGGGCTTTGAGGTTCCGGTGCGCATGCGCACGGCATCGAACCCGGGCGGACCTGGGCACGACTGGGTGAAGCGGCGCTTCATCGACTCGGCGTTTAAGGATCCCGAGGCGCTCTTCTTTCCGGCCAAGGTCGACGATAACCCGAGCGTTGACAAGGATGAGTACGTAAAGAGTTTGGGGAAGATGACCGCCATCGAGCGTGACCAGCTGCTCAACGGCAACTGGGAAGCCGCGCGACAGGGTACCTACTTCAATCGGCTCTGGTTTGAGGACAACTTGGTGGACGTTATCCCCGATAAGGTCCGCGCCGTGCGCGTTTGGGACTTCGGCTTTGGCAAGGAGTCTCAGGCTGGCGACCCCACGGCCGGAGTCAAGGTTGTAAAGGCTTCGGGCGACCCGAACGCGTACGTGGTCGACGTCAAGCGCGTGTTCTCTACCCCGGCGCGCGTCAAAGAACTGGTTCACCGGACTGCGGAGGCGGACGGCATCGCCACCAAGATACTCATCGAGCAGGAGCCCGGCGCCTCGGGCGTCCAGGTGGTCGACGACTATAAACGCCTGCTGGATGGCTACATCGTCGAGGGTGTACGCCCGACTGGATCGAAGGGCACGCGCGCGGAGATCTCGGCCGCGTATGCTGAGGACGGCCGTCTGAAGCTGCTCAAGCGGTCGTGGAACGAGTACTTCATCCACGAGCACGTCAGCTTCACTGGTGATGAAGACCTCCACGAGCATGATGAGCTGGTGGACACGACAGCTTATGCGATCGCTGAGCTGGCGTCGCGGCGCAACGTCCGCTGGGAAGTGTTGTAACTCAGTTGCTTAAGACTCGGATGGTAGAATAAACGCGATGCTAGACGGACTTCGAAACCGGTTCTCGAGCATTTTCTCGACCAAGGCCAAGCAGCAAAAGGGCGGCCCGCCGTACAATATGGCGGCCGGCATCATCCCCGGCAGCCGGCCTGGCGAGCTGCCTCGGATGGGGCAGTCGCAACTCATCGAGGGCTACAATCTCTTCCCATGGCTGCGCGCCGTCGTGAACAAGATCGCCGACACCGCGGCCGGTGTTGAGTGGAACGTCTCGGGCAAAAGCAAGGATGGCACGCTCAAGCCGGTGCTCAACCACCCGCTCGTTGACCTGTTGAACAACGGCAACGAGATGTTCAGTGGGTATACTGTCCGGCACATCTCGTTCGTCTACATGCTCATCGTCGGCGAGTTCTTCTGGCTGAAAGAGCGCGATAGCAGCGGCACGCCGATCGCGCTATGGCCGCTTCCGCCGAGCTGGGTTATTTACTCGCCGGCGTTCGCCGTCGGGCCGGATGGTAAACCGTCAAAGTACCAGCTCCAGTTCCGCCAGTGGCGCGCGCTGATTCCGTTCGAAGACATCGTGCATATCTGGGAACCCAACCCTACGATGCCGTATGGCCGCGGTACGGGCCGCGCAACCGTGCTCTCCGATGAGTTAGAGACGGACGAGTTCGCTGCACGCCATGTGAAGGCGTTTTTCTACAACTCGGCGCGGCCGGATCTTCTCATCTCTTCGATCGATCCGGATCTTCCGCTGAATGCTGATGACGCCGACCGCCTCGAGCAACGCTGGCTCGAGAAGAACGGCGGATGGAAGCACGCGCACAAGCCGATGTTTGTGAGCGGTGGCCCTATTAAGGTCGACGAGATTGGCAGCACGCTGACTGACATGCAGTTCGTCGAGCTGCGCAAGTGGCTGCGCGGTACGATTATGCAGGTCTACGGACTGCCGCCGGAACTCCTCGGCGTTCTCGAGCAGTCGAATCGCGCGACGATCGACGCTGCTGAGTTCTTCATGACCAAGCACGTTGTGCTGCCGAAGCTGGGCTTCGTGCGCAACGAAGTGCAGCACCGCCTCGCGCCGGAATTTGATAAGCGCCTCGTGCTCGGTTTCGAGAGCCCTGTCCAGGTCGACAAGGAACAGCGCCTCGAGATCATGAAAAGTGATCCT